CGTGCTTGACCAGCTCCAGGGGAACGCCGTCAACAGTTTCGGAGTAACCACGGCGATCAACGTCAACGGCTGGCGCACCTGGGGCAACCGCTCCGCTTGCTACCCGGCCAACACCGACCCCAAAGATATGTGGTTTTGTTGCCGCCGGTTTTTCAGTTGGTGGGGAAATTCCTTTATCCTGACCTACTTCCAGAAGGTTGACGATCCGGCCAACGTTCGCCTCATTGAGACGATTGTCGACACGGAGAACATCCGGGGCGGGGCCTACGTTTCCGCCGGGAAGTGCGCCAGGGCCGAAATCAAGTTTAACATGGACGAAAACCCGGTTACAAACCTGATTGACGGCAAGCTCACCTTTCACCAGTTCCTCACCCCCTACCCCCCGGCGGAGGACATCCACAACATTCTTGAGTTTGACCCCTATGCGCTTGAGAGCGCACTGGCGGCAGCGGCGGACTAAGAAGGGAGGAAGTAACCAATGGCAATCGCAGGAATCCCCGAAGTCATTAACGATTTTAACCTTTACCTTTCCGGCGGACTGCTGGGCGGCATGACCGGCGAGGTTGCCCTCCCGGATTTTGAGGCTATGACCTCCACCACGTCCGGCAACGGCATCCTGGGCGAGTATGAGGCCATTGTCCTCGGCCATTACGGCAGCATGGAGCAGGAGGTGCCTTTCCGTTGCATCAATGAGGACTATTTCAAGATGGTCAGCCCCAGCAAGGCGTGTGAGCTTACCCTCCGGGGAGCCATTCAAGGCTCCGAGAAGGACACCCAAAACGAGTGTGAAGTCGGTATGCGGGTTGTTTTCCGGGGCCGTTGCAAGAAGATTGTGATCGGCACCGTGAAGCAGCGGGAGCAGATGGGCAGCTCTATCACCCTTGAGCTTACCTACATCCTGGTCGAGATGGGCGGCAAAGAGCGGGTATGCCTTGACAAGCTCAACAACATTTTCCGGGTGAACGGCGTTGACCAACTCGCCAAAATCCGGGCATTGATCTAAAACGACAAGGAGGACAAAAGCATGGATACCGAGAAGAAAACCGCCACCGTAGAGCAGGACGCCGCCCCGGAGGCTCCGGCCATTATCCAGGACGCCGCCACCGTCGCCCCCGCCCAGGCCCCGGAGACGGCCACGCCGGAGGCCACGGAGGACCCGGAGAGCTATGTCCGCTTTCACAAGCCCTATCTTTTCGAGGGCAACCACTATGCCGGTATTGACCTCAAGGCCATTGAGGATTTGACCGCAAAGGATATGTGCGAGGCGGAGAAGTACCTTAGCAAAAAGGGCATCATTTCTCCGCTCCCGGAAATGACGATGGAATACATCGGCTTTATCGCCAACAGGGCCACCGGCCAGCCCATTGAGTTTTTCATGCAGCTCCCGCCGAAGGACGCCACCAAAGTTAAAAACAAGGTGACAAGTTTTTTCTACGGCGAGGATTAAGGCCAGACGACGCCCCGCAGCTACGGGAAATTTGCGTGAATATGTCCTTGACCATGCACTCCGACTATTGCAAATTCCTTGAGATGCCCGTTTTTGAGCTGATAAGGACGGTGGAAACGACACTAAAGGCGGTGAAAAAAATTGGCAAGCGCAAGCACAAGTAAAGAGTACAAGCTGGCCATTAAAATCGCCGGAGCCGTTTCCTCCTCCTTTGACAGCGCAATAGGCGAGGCGGGGCAGAAGATCAGCAACCTCGGCAGCATCGCCCAGGCGGCAGCAGCGACAGCCGCCGCCGCCTGGGGGGCCTTGAAGCTGGGGGAGTTTATCAGCGACGCCGTAGACACCTACCAAGGCTTTGAGCAAGCGATGGCGAACACCTCCGCCATTGCAGGGGCCACCGGGGAGCAATACGACGCCTTGAGGCAAGCGGCCCTTGATATGGGCAAGGCTACCAGCAAAACGGCGTCAGAATGCGCAGACGCCCTCGGTTATATGAGCCTAGCCGGGTGGGACGTAAACACATCCATAGCAAGCCTTGAGCCAGTCCTCCGGCTTTCGGAGGCAACCGGCCTAGACCTTGCCCGATGTTCTGACCTCGTTACTGACAGTATGAGCGCACTGGGCATCGAGGCAAAGGACCTTTCCGGCTATTTGGATGTTGCGGCGATGGCCAACAACAAATCCAACCAGACGGCGGAAATGCTCATGGAGGCTTACATAGCCGTAGGCGGCACCATGAAGGGGCTAAAGGTCCCATTCCAGGACACCGCAACAGCTTTAGGCGTCATGGCCAACCGGGGCATTAAAGGCTCGGAGGCCGGTACAGCCCTAAACGCCGTCATGAACAATCTTACCAC